GCAAAAGCAAATGAACGCGGCGTTCGCCGAACAAGCATGTGTCACAAATCCGGTCGCGGGCTCGTCCTCCGCGACCCCCATGGTAGGAAGGCCTCCCCTCACAAACGAAGTTGTGAGGAACGTCACGCAATGTCTCGATGTGCTGACATCAGCACTCCGTATCTACGGGCTGAAAGCAGAACGTCATGAACCAACACTTCAACACTGGTTGGATCTGACCGCTGTCACAGACGGTAACTGGTCTAAGGTCGTTAAGTACAAACTCAACGCCTTCTACGCAGCCGCCGAAGGACAGCCTCTGCCTCAGGCACCATGGCCCCCAGGAACCCCCGACAAAGCGGGTATACTGGTGGGCGGTGCAGCGTATAGATTTATCCGTGCAAAACTTAGCCAAGGCGACCGAAGCAGTCTGCTGCAAACCATCAAGCGTACCTCAAAGGGTATGCCGAGGGAAAGCAAACAGAAACTACGGGAAGCCGAGGAAAAGTTCGTACAGACAATCACAACGCCCCCGAGGATGTCCGAAAGAAGGATACTGCTTAACTGGGCAGACGTGCCAGACAACCTGGCCAACGAAGTCTCAATACACGTCAACATCGAATCTTGGAAATTCCAGATTCGACGAAGAGTGAAAGAGATCTATGGTGGCGAAAGGTATACTATGCACGACCGCCAAAAAGCGTTCTTTCTTTCGACCTCAGCGAACTATATCAATAACACGAAGAATGCGGGGGCGGTCGGTTCTGTAATCGACCATCCCGATCTTCTGTACGGATTAAGATCGCCGGGCGGAGCACTGAAAATCGAGACACGCATCCGAGTGCATCAAGAGGAACAACGACTTGCAGAGAGCTGGCAGGAGTCGGAAGGAACCGAGGTAACGGATAATGAGTTCAACAGACGTTTCGCAACGCTGTGGTACCGCATTCTCCGAGAGGCGGATACAGAGGAAGCCCACGCAAAGCCAGTGGCTTTAGCGGAAGCTCTTAAGATTCGCGTCATCACCAAGGGACCCCCCTTCACCATGACAGCCCTTCGACCACTCTGGAAGAAGCTACACAAGGTACTTCGACAACACCCCGCATTCAAACTCATCGGTAAACCGTTGAGTGATGAATACGTCCTACAGCGGCTAGGAGCGACCATGCACGAGGGTGAAACCATCGTGTCTGGAGACTACGAGGCGGCCACGGACAACATTCACTCCTGGGCCAGTGAGTACGTCGCTGAATGTATTTGCGACGAACTCAAACTGGAACCAGTTGAAGCGAGGCTGATGAAGAAGGCCCTTACGGGGCATCTCTTCGAGGGCAGCAAGCTGCAAGCTGTCGGACAGCTGATGGGCTCAATAGTCTCCTTCCCTATTCTATGCATCCTTAACGGAACAGCCTGTGCCTGGGCCATCGAGGTAGCAGAACTTCAGAAACGTAACCTGAAGGACTGCCGCCTGATGATCAATGGCGACGACTGCACCTTCCGGAGCAGGGAGTCGGTAATGGAGTACTGGAGAGCAATCACGTCATTCATCGGACTGAAAGAGTCGGTGGGTAAGACCTACAACAGTCGCACCTTCTTCGAGATCAACTCGACGAGGTACGATGTTAAGGACGAACTCCGCCCAATCGAAGTCACGACAGATGACGGAAGGACAATAACGCGGCGCACACCTTATCTACAAGTACCATACGTGAATATGGGCCTCCTTCTCGGGCTTAAACGAAGCACCGGGAAGATCGGTCTCAAAGACCTGGAGGACCCACGGAACACGATTGGTGCAAGAGCAAGGGAGCTCGCACGCGCCTGTCCCATCAGACTGCAGACAGCTGTCATGCAGACCTTCCTCTCAACGCACAAGGAACTGCTGAGTGTCCCATACATCCCTTGGTTCATACCAGAATGGTTAGGCGGCTTCGGAATTCCATCCGGGCCCTGGGGTTACCCCTCGGACCTGGACAGGCGAATCGCGCGAGCGATCCTCCTTCACTGGAAAACAAAGCGGCCAATCCAAATTGGCAGACAAGAGACGTCGTGGCAAGTGTGGAAACTCGCGGAGAAAAGGATACCAGAACCCCATTACGTTGAAGTCCGAGGCGAACTCACCGAGCTATATGATAGCCTGGCGGGTCGCAAAGTAGTCGACCTGCTGTTTGACAGCAAGCTGACTCTCTCAGACTTACGAAAGGAGGTAACTGGAACCTTCGTGGGTCGCGCACTCCGACATAACGGAAAGCTGTGGAAACCACGGTCTGGATCATTACCAGAGCCGATGGAAGACCACGAGCTGACCTTCTGTGGGAAATACGCAGCCTACGCTCCCGAGATCGGCACAACCACTCGGCAGGTGACGGAAAAACCGCGGCGTAATGGCAACGTCAAGCTTGGAGAGCTCGACCTTGACTAGAGACTAAGTAGTCTACTAAAGTCAAGTTGCCGGCACGCGGTGTGAGAC